CGATCACTCATGTCACCATTACCGCCTTTAGGCATGCCATCAAGACTGCCTGTTACCTTCTGCGCCCTACCAGCCGCCCTATACAGCGCCAGCAAGCGCGTAGCGGTCAAATACTGCGCATTGTCGATATGCTTGTGCTTCAGATAGTAATCTATCCAAAGCTGGTCAGTTACGCGCATCCGCTTCTTACCAGCAACGCGCGTTTCAATATGCTCAACGCTGTGCTTTTCAAGAAACTCCGGCGTTGGCACGATACCAACCTCTAGCATATCTTTTTTAGACATCTGTGCATTCGCCCCCATCAGCTTGACAAAAGAAACTTTCATCATCGAAAACCCAATCAGATTGACGATCAACGAAATCAACAAACTGTTCTAAATCGCGCCCTTTGCGAAACGTGCCGTTTGTTTCATGCTCCATACGAATCCACCAATCAGCTTTTGATGGCATCTGTTTAGCAATGTTAGCCAAAATCTTTTCACTTTTAAGAAAGCACATATCGCAGTTGCCAAACGGCGTTGTGCCGTTAATCATTGGCAAATCCAAATTAAATGGCTGGCACTGCCAAAAGTTTTGTATGTCAGATTTAGTTGTTTTGTTGTTTAGCAATGGATACCAATATGACCATCGATCTTTGCTATCTGTTTTGGCTCTATGGGATTCATCAGCACGAATACCAACCGCCGCAGTCCAATTTTTCCATTTGAGCGCATTGGTTAAATATCGCTTCATAGTTAAAATTTTTAATTCTGTTGTGCAAAAGCGCATAACGCTGTTAGGCAGATATTTTTTACGCTTGATTAACAATTCAAATGGTTCGCCAAACATTGAATGATTTTCGTAATCTGTTTGCTTATATGTTGCCTTATTATTTACGCGGTCATATTCAAGCCAGACAATTTTCACACCCCATTGTTGCGAAATCTCATGCACAAAATCTATTGTTTGCGGCATCTCTCTGCCAGTATTGGCAAACATTACCTGACAACGATCAGGCAGATCACCATTAGCTTCAAGTATTTGATGCAACATGTATGCGCTTGTTCTGCCACCTGAAAAGCTGATCTGCACATTGCCTTCAGGCAACGCAAAAAGATTACTCATTAAGCCATCCATTCTGTTTAGCCTGCGCAATTATATCAGGCCGGTTCATCCGGTAGTAATCTGGCATTGCATTAAACTTGGCTAGAAACTCATCCAGCGTTGCAGGCATCCATCTGCGCGATACGCCAAAATTATCTGTTGAAGCTGGTGCGGCTGTTTCTTCATCATCCCAGCGCCCTTCATTCAGCCACGTTGAAGGGTGGCAAATAAACTTAGGCTCGACCTTTTCACGCGTAACCTTATCAGCATAGGCATTCATGCCAGCCATAATCGCATCAGGTTCAGCATCTTTTAATGCGTTCTTGAAAGCCTTTAATGCGGCTTTTTTCCCGACCTTTTTGGGCACGACATTCCAGAACAAATCAAAAGAATCGATGATATATTTATTGTTTATATAGTTATTACTATAGTTAGGGTGAACAGGTTGCTTCACCCCTCCCCCTGAAGCAACTGCTTCACCCCCCCCCTGAAGCAACTGCTTCACCCCTGAAGGATTTTCACCCCCCCCTAATGGCGGGATGTGATAATGATTTGTATCGTTCGTTTTACCGTTTTTCTGCATCACACGAACCAGCATTCCGACTTCCTCAAGCAATTTGATTTTGCTTTGAACGGTGCGCGTTGTGCAGTCAGCTACTTCAGCCAACCATTTTACCGAAGGCCAAGCATAGCCGCGTTCTTCGTTGTATTTATCTGCGATCCCGATCAGAACTAACTTTGCGATAGGATCATTGACCTTCTGCTTAAAAGCCCAACTAACTGCGGCAATACTCATTTCAAACTCCCTAAACTAATTAAATCTGCCTGCGGTACAAAGAAGCGCTGGCCTATAACCGGATGCTCTTTGTAGTATTTTGGATGCTTCCCATCGGCACCCAATATCCAGCCATGCACCTGATAATTAGGCGCAGTGCCGGTAACTAAAATATATTTGCGATCGTCTTTGTCATTGGCGTGCAACAACAACTCATGATGATGCTTTGAGCGCGTGCGCACTTCCCATCCGGTGCCATCGATGTCGCCATGCGCATCAAATGTGCTGATGCCACCGCCCCAATAAACACCAAGAACCTTTGCAACCGCTATTTCACCACAGGCACCTTCGATGTGCCTTTGCCAGAAATTAGGCTCACGCTGACGCCCACGATCCTGATCGTACCCAGCTTCTATGGCCTTAATATGGCGCATGTATCCGGTCTGACATGCCTGCGCTAATTCATAGCTTTTGAGTTCCACATTAATCATCTGGATAACCCCGCCAGCTATGGTCTGTGCCAAAGTCGGAGTCACCGGTGATGCACCTGTTGCACATACGGTTGCCGACATGACTAGAGCGAAACATATCACCGCAAGTCAGACACTTTCGTTGCTTGACGCGCTCATCCATCAATTCCTCTGGATGCCAGTAGAAGCCACATTCTTGCGCCAGTGCCATCAATGCTTTGAAGCGCTCTTGCGGGATGCGTTCATGCACATGCACCCAAGACTCAACGGCTTGTCTGCGCATGCCCATATATTCTGAAATCTTTTTGAAACCGGCGCTCATCTTGCCGTCGCCAATGCGCGTGATAAACTTTTCGATGCTATCAATATGCTGTGGAATGTGGATGTTATAATGCCTGCCGGTCATATCTTACCCGCCAGCAAATTTAAGAAATCTTCATAGTCCAAAACCGCAAGTGGCTTTCGCCGGTCAGCACCAACCACCAGAACGTCGGCACCTTCAATATTGTCATATAAAAACTTAAAACCGGTTGCTCTTTTCTTGGCTTCGATTTCCCAAGTGGTGCGCCCAATCTTTATGATTATGTCATTCTTAAAGCCGTCTGCCGCACCAGAAAGCGGGACACGGTAGCTTTCAAGATCATGCGCGCGGGCAGTGTTGACCAATTCACGCTCAAAGCGCCCGCCTTTATCGCGGCTGGCCTTACCCATCATCATCACCGATCTGGTGCATATCCATCCAATCAGTGACCGTAACTTTTCCTTTGGTCAAACTGTGAATCTGCATGATGCGTTTGCCAGACGGCACGGTGTCTTTGTAAAGATATTTATGAATTGTGGCCTGACATACACCCAGCTTTTCAGCAAAATCTTTTTGTGTGATGTTTTTAGATACTAAATATTGATTAAGTCTCATAGATAAAGCCTATATGTTGATATGCACTATAGGCAATATGCGCAGACCACCAATATATGTCAATAAATTAAATCTATAAAAATTACTTAGCAGATTAAGTTGTTGAATATGCGCGTTTTACGCAGATATTTGACATTGCAAATTTAATGGCGCATTATGCGCATAAGTAATTTATGAAAGGTGTTAAAAATGTTAAACGTATTAAACAGCCAAGCGTTTTTGGCTTCAGAAAACAACACACACATTCAGGGCGACGTAGATTGGGCGATGGCACCCCCAAGAACGAACAAAAGTTCGGCTTATTCAAATCAGCAAAAATTAAAGATTGGCGCAGAATATAAATGCGTCGCAAAGGAAATTTTATTATGGAGTATATCAACAACCTGAAAGAATTGCGCAGTGCATCTAAATTGCATCAATCGCAAGCCGCCGAAGCCATTGGAATTGGTCAGGCTGAATACTCAAGAATGGAATCCGGCAGACGATCAGTCGGTTATCATAAAAAAGCGATAGCAAAGGTATTTGGCGTTAAGCCAGACGCAATAATTGAAAGAGTAAAACAAGACGACTCTGTTTTTGCTACGCACACCGAACTGCCTGTTTATGGTTTTCCGATACCAAATTCAGACGCATTTGATTTTAGTAAAAAGATGATGAGCCGCGTGGATTGCCCGCCAGAACTTGAGTCTGTCGAAGGCGCTTATGCCGCGTTTTGCTATGGCGATGCTTTGAAACCAAAGCTGTCAAATGGTGATCTAGTATTTGTTAATCCATTGATTGAAGCAAAGGCTGGCACGCTGGTCGTTGTTAAATGGAAAGTTGAAGATAAAGTTTATGGCAAGATCGTCGAACTGGTGCATATGCGCAAAGGCTCTTGTGAAGCGCGCATGCTTGCGCCGGTAGAATTTATAACGTTCGACAAAATCGAAAGCGTAGATCAAGTGGTGATGTTAAAGTATGATATATGATTGCTATGCGCATATATGCTTGACGTATGTTATGCGCTGTAGTAATTATGGGGAATGACAGAGACATATTCCTCCCAGAACTCTGACACACTACAGGCCAGCGCCGACGTACCATTCGACGCTGTGCCTGCCTTTTTTCGTCAGTTTCAAATGGGCAGTAAAAGCCTGTCAGAACGCCAAAATACAATCGGCGGTTCCGATATTAATATCATTGCAGGCGACAATCCTGAACGCATACACCAGTTATATTTGCGCAAACGCGGCGAAATAGAAGGTGATGACCTATCTATGGTCTGGCCTGTTTTAATGGGTCACATCACTGAAGAACTGAATCTTGAATGGTGTCAGCAAAAGCATGGCATCAAAATCATAAATCGCCAGCTTGTTATTCAAAGCAAAAAGAATCCGATGATGCGATGCACGCTCGACGGCTCTGTGCCGAATTATCGCGGCAAGCAGGCTGTCATCGATGCAAAATTCACTATGGGCAGACCTGTATCGGGCGAAGAATGGCGCGACGTTATTCCGCGCTTGTGCCGCCACTATAGCCCGCAACTTCATTGGAACGCTTACCTGTTTGAAGAACGTATAGGAAAGAAAGTGCCTTATGGCCTGTTAACAATTATTAAAGCTGGCAACGAACCAACATTCCACGAAATTGAAATCGATCCGGCTTACCAAGCTGAATTGATTGGGCTGGCTACATATTTTATGGGCTGTGTTGAAATGGGTGTTTTACCTAATGACATTCAGCCGCCCGAAGCGCCTGTGCCGGTCGAAGATACGGTGCCGGTCGATATGGAAAAGTCTGATGTGCATCCCAAGTGGCGGCAGTGGTGCGAGATATGGTTGCAGACTTCGGGCGCGGCTGACACATGCAAAAAGGCAGAGGCACAATTAAAAAAGATGGTGCCGAAAGAAGCCAGCGTGGCTTATGGCAACGGTGTGCAAATTAAAGTTGCAAAGAATAAATCGAAACGCATAGAGGTGCAAAAATGAGTGAATTAGCAAAATCATTAATAGGCTTTCAATCGGCAATGCCTGCCGTAAAGAAGTCTGGATATAACCCGCATTTTAGAAACAAGTTTGTCACATTGACTGATTTGATTTCAGTCGTGTTAGGCGCAAGCAATTTTAATTTGGGCTTTACGCAAGAGATAGATTTTGCTGATGGCACTATATTTGTGCGCACCACAATGATTCACACATCAGGCGAAACCCGCGAAAGTCGGACGCCGGTATTAACCAAAGATGCGACTAACCCGCAGGCGATGGGTAGCGCAATCAGCTATGCAAAGCGCTACGGCTTGCAGGCGATGTTTGGAATACCGGCTGACGACGATGATGACGGCACCGCCGCTAATAAAGCACCCAGCGCGTCGCACTCTCCGCGCTCCGGTGCGGTCGCGCCACAGGTTTCATCCCTTACGCCTGTCGGCGCGGCCACCTTAGATGACCGTATAAAAGCCGCTAAAAGCGAACCAGATTTGTTGGCATTGTTTAATGAAGTCAAGCCAACCGATGACCCGACTATCCAGAAATTTTCAGCACGTAAAAAGGAGATTGCAAATGTCTGATTATGATAACACCGATCGCGGTGCATTATTTAAGAATGAAAAAAAAGAAAATGAAAGCCAGCCTGACTATACTGGTAACATCAACGTCAAAGGCACTGAGCAACGCATCAGCGCTTGGCTAAACACCAGCAAGTCGGGCTTGAAGTATTTGTCGATCAAATGCTCTGACCCTATGCCGCGTGACGATGCAGGCGCACCATCTGCCCCTGCTCCGGCAACAGCACCAGCGCCGTTAGATGACAACATACCTTTCTAGCGTTTCCGAAGATAAACAACATCCACTCCTCATCATTCCGAACGATGAGGGGTGTTTGATTGTGTTAGGTGCGAACCAAGCACAAAAAGATATGTCGCCAAAACAAATGTGCGAACTGGCGGCTGTTTTAATACAACGCGCAAGCAGACGGCTCAAGAATGGCGCGCAAGAAAAAACCACCGATAATACACAATGAGCGCAGGCCAGCCACATGCGCACAATGCGGCACAGAGTTTGATTTGCGGAGCTTTGGGTGGCTTGTGAACGGCGCTAAAGACATGCTTTGCAGTCATGCTTGCTTTGCTAAACGGCGCACGCCAGAGCCGCCAAAATGGGATGATATATAATGATACCGAATGCAAAAATAGATTCTGATATTGAAAAGCCAATCAAGACCGGTGAGTTTGTCGCCAAGATGCAAATCGGTGACAGCGTGCATTTTACAAAACAAGTTCATGCGTTAAGACTTCGCGATGCGATGCGCTATAAAGGCATCAAATATACCATGCGAAAAATTGATAGAGGCTGGCGCGTCTGGCGGGATTCGTGATTGACGATCGTTGCGGCATCTTCCGCTTTGTCCCGCATAGCGATGTCAGCACCTACGAACAAAAAGGCTGGCATATAGCCAGCGATCTTGCAGACAGCCATCATGGGCGTCACGCTGTTATAATGCGGAAAGGCGACCGGCTATCGCCTCAATATCGACCGGTGACTGCGCCTGATTGATGTCTGTAATGGTGTAATGCACTTGAGCCACATTGCTTTTCTTTGAGTGACCCATCCGATATTTGCGGATCGAATCTGGCACGCCAGCTAACTCCATCTGCGTATGATAGAATTTGCGGAAGCCACCAATGCCGTGAAACTCAACACCAGCATGTTTGCACAAAGTTTCAAGCAATCCTGTCCAGCTTTTTTGATCTGCCATTGCATTGCGCGCAGATGGGAAAACATACATTTCAGATGGGCATTGCAGTTTCCATTCGCGCATCATTGTCCACAGTTTTGTCGTTAACGGCAACGTGCGGATGCGGAACTCTGTTTTTGTTTCCTGCAACCCGCCGCGATAACCTGTGCGGCACACTGTTAAAGTGCCTGCCTTTAGGTCAACGCTGTCCCACAACAACCCCTGCATCTCATTTGCCGCTAGTCCTGTTAGAGATGCGAGAGTGATGAACGTGCGCAAATATTGAGTCATATCTTGCTCAAGCATTTTATTAATATCATCGACCGTGTAACCGCCGCGCTCTTTTTGTGCGCCGGTAATCTTTTCGCGTGACTCTCTATGACATGGATTGCTGTAGATATAGCCTTTATCCAATGCGTATTTGCAGACCATATTTAGGCTGGCAATGATATTGCGAATTGATTTCGGGCTACAGCCTTCGATTGTCTTTTCAGTAATGAACTGATTAACATCGCCAACCGTCAAGCGTGCCATCTGGATCGATCCCAGCAATGGCAGAATGTGCAGGCGGATATGCCGCTTATCATTATCGAAAGTCTGCGGGCGCATTTTAATCCCGACCAGCCGTTGACGGTTTTCAATGGCCTCATAAGCAACCTGTTCTAGCGTTGCTTTGTTGGCGTTGTGTTTGCCAGCCACTAATTCGTCACGCAGTTCTTCACGCCGCTTTGACCAAGCCTTCGGGCAGGCTGGTGTGAATACCCGACGCGATTTGCCGGTTAGGTCACGATAATAAATGATGCCAACTTCTTTGCCGCGCTTCATTGCCGTTTTATAAGTTTCGGTGATTGTGATGTCGCTCATGTCACTCTCCTACCCTAAAGCCAGCCGCATAAGCTCCATTAGCAAATGCCTCACAGCAACGTAATTTACAGAAGTTTCCATAACGCAAAGGCTCATAACTTTCGCCATCCCATAAGGTCAAAAAGGTGCGGCTTTTTATGATAACCCTGTCAGCATCATTGGTTACAGTGTTCCAAACTTCCGTGTCAAATCGTGTTGTTTTTTTACTAATGATCTGCAAGTTTCCATCGTATTGCTCATCATTAATAAGATCGGCACGTTCTGTTTGCTTGCCTGTTCCTTTCCCGCAATACGCACAAAATGTCTGTCTCATGTCAAGTCACCTTCAAAACCAATGATGCTAGATTCTTCTGAAATCAGATCATATTGGCTGTGATCGTGGCAGTGATCTAACACTAAACGGTCAGCGTCTTGATCCAATAAATACTCGCTAACATATTCGTGATGCCAATTCTCACCCGCTTCATCAACGCGGGTTGTGACGTTATCGTATTCGTCATAATCGTTCCAAACTTTGAGGCCATCCACAATTTTGAAATCATAGTCTTGATCTGACACATAGTCAGTTGCCCATGCTTTCAAGTCTGCTTCATCAATGGTCACATTTATTTGAAACTTTTTGGTATCAACTTTTTGGATGTTTACTAAAGCTATCATGTCACTCTCCTACTTTAGAATTTCAATCAGCAGACGTTTTGCATTTCGCAAAGCGTCAGTTTCTTTTTGAGAAAGGCGCGGTTGATTTTGCAAGACCTCAATTTTAGCAATAATTGTGTCTAATTTTTTTTGCTGTGATGCAGTCATTTCACTCTCCATAATTACAATTAAAGTCGGGGTGTTTGTTTTGTAAGGCGGGGCTGTTAAGCCACCGCCTTTACTTCTTCGACCCATTCGCTGAACCGACAATGCTCTAACGCTTCTTCGAGCGTCTTAAAAGGACGATCGCTTTCGACATAAGTTTGACCAGTTAATCGATCGTAACCCTTTATGATAAAAATTGTGGTTTGAGTTTTCATTTATTTATCCCTTTCTTTTCACTCTATACAACCACTATACACGCATATTTACTATAAGTCAAGCATATATGCGCAAATAATTCAGTTATCCTAACGGTGTGGTGCTATGGTGGTGCTATGAGATAGGGTATAGAACGACAAAAAACCCGCAAGTCTTTCGACCTACGGGTGTTTATGTCATTGATTTATATGTAGATTTGGTTGCGGGGGCAGGATTTGAACCTGCGACCTTCAGGTTATGAGCCTGACAAAAACCGCAGAAAACCGCCAGAGAATCGGGCGGGTGCTATGGTGGTGCTATATCGCATTTACTTTTGATTTTGGTGCTACGAATCTCATAGCACCACTATTTTTTGCCGTAAAATTTGGTGATTCCACGCATTCCGACGCTAGAGGCGACCAGTGCGCCCAAGCTGACTTGATACCAAGTAGGCATCTGTTGAAGCGCTTCAAAGCCACTAAAGACTATTTCACGCCCCCATTCGCCGCAAAATGCCAGCACCATCGGCAACGCAAAAAGCAGGCTAAAGAACTCATCACGCCAGCTTGACGACATCTGATTAGCCGCCGTTAGGTCATAGTCTATTTCACCTGTGGCCTGACGCTCTGCAATGTTGGCTTCGGCTTTTGCACGCGCAACTTTAGCGCCGGTGACAGCCTTCTTTTCTTCCACTTTGCCTTCAAGCCATGTTGAAGCCAATGACGAAATCATTGGTAAAAACTGGATCATCGCTTTGACTCTGCGCCCATAAAGATGCCGAAAATGCCGGTATAGACGCCCAT